ATTCAAGAGGGGGGTACTTTTTGAGGACCCCCTCCCCCCTAGTGTTCCAAAATTCTCTCAGAGATCAGAAAGAATTGTTGGATCACCAGGAACAAAGTTGTCCTCAGTTACTAACTTGTGAATCCCCAAGACGTTCTCCCGGGCGATCTCCCCTATTGCTAGTTGGACAGCCAGGGTCTGGTCAGCGTCTGACAATTCATCAGATGATTGACAGATCCTAGCCAGGAGACCGGGGGTGTGGTAACCCTTTGCTGCATCGAACGCATACCAGTCATCCCATTGTGTGAATGGATTGAATGGATTGTCCACTGTTGTCAGCATGTACTCAACTGCATCTGTGCTATCACCATCTTGCTCAGCCATCATCATCCTCCTTGTGTATCGATGAAGGACTTGAGTGTGGATGGTGCAACACCAAGCGCCTTGGCTATCTCTGATTGAGTAGCTCCCATTGCCAACATCTGCTTAGCCCTTGCCTGCTTGACTGATGTCATGACAGTAGGCTGGCGTGGCATGGCCATCTTCCTGACCACATCCATGTTAGCGTTACGAAGGATCTGATCCAGGGTGTTGTTACTCACAGCACCAGCCTGGATAGCAGCCCACTCAGCATCAGTGATCTCAACACGAGTCTTGCTTGCACCTGTTCTAACTCGTGCTTCAGCCAATGCTTGATTCTTGATCTTCTTCAGATCAGCTGGATCCATATCAGGATTTGCCTGACGCTTGAGGGTGATGGTGCGTTGTGCAAAGACCTGGGCTTGTCTCTCACGGGGGGCGTTTCTGAGAGCAACGTCTAGCTTACTGTTGAGTGAAGCTACCTCATCAGCATACGCCTTCTTCGAGGAGGGGTTCATCTTCGTAAGTTCAGTATTGATCATCTCCTTACGTGCCTCATTGGCCATAGCCTTGAGTGCATTAGAGTGATCAGCATACACACGCTCAATCTCAGAACCCTCACCCACAATGAGCTTATGTGCATCAGACTCTTCAGCCAGCTTCTTGGACTTTGTAGTCCTATCAACCAGCTTCCCTGTCTTGTCCTTGAACTGACGACCTGACTTCTCGTAGATCTTTGCTCCAGTAACAGGGTCTACCTTGTAGCCCTGCTTCCTCTCCTTGACTCGGGTCTCAGCAGTAGCCCGAGTAATGAGAGTCTTAGCTCCTGCAGTAGGGCCGCCTTGATACTTGACCTTGAGATCTCGGATCCCATTCTCTTTCTCAGAAGCCTTGTAATCAAGGTGATGCTTCTCTGCATCGATGACTACCATCGAATGCCGAATAGCCCTAGCCATGTGTTCGTTGTTGGCACCCTGAACAGTCATGTCGGCAATGAGATTGGTGATAGCACCCATCTGACGACCCTTACCGTTCTTGTCCTTCTTGGTGCCAGGAGGAAACTCGGTTTCCTTGGTCTTGGCGTTGTACACCCCACCATCGATGGTACGCATTCCATCATAAGGACCATACGTAGCCCTATGATCGAAGCCCTTCAGTCCTTCGAGAGGGGGGGTACTTTTGATCTTGCCCTGATTATTGGGGATCACCAGGACAGTATCTCCATCAAAGTCTGCACCAGAAAGACGTTCTGCTACAGAATGATGAATTCCAACCGCATCCCTAGCAACAGGACCAAGAAGCTTCTTGGCTGCAGGAACACGATTGTTCACCGTCAACTGAGGAATCTCGAACGTCCCACCATGAGGGAAACGAACAAGAGCAACACGATCACCATCATCGAAGCTCGGAGCATAGATCTCGTTTGGCTTCATTGCGTTGACAGGCAACAGAACCTTAGTCGCCTGCCTTGGCATGGCAGCTGCTGCAAGATGGACGGCTGCCGAATCCGTGCCATCAGCAAACTCTTCCAGAAGCTTCCTCTTGACCAGAGGATTGGTCAGAGATGAGATCTCGTCGAACTCACGTTGACGATTCTCCCTAGTCACAGCCAACTGAGCCTTGGCCAGATTAGGGTGCTGCTTGGAAAGCATCTGAGCAGGAAGACTCTTAGCCCACGTGTCCCAAGAACCTTCTTCTCCAGCACCTTCCTTGGAGCCCACGATGTTCAGAGCAGATGTGACCTTTCCGTTTTCGACCCTCTGACGAATCACAGCGCCGAACGGATTGTCAGGATCGTCCTTCATGGGCTTCATGGCGTCCAACTTGTTGTTGGATCGAGCCTTGTTCGTATTGAACATGAGATCCACACCCTCAGGCAGGTCGTCCTTGTAGACGGCCATACCCTTCAAGTAATGAGTCCCATCGACTGCAATACGAACCTGAGCGTAACGAGCATGCCCCATAGAAATGTCCGGGACACCGGGACGAACGTAAATAACGCCATCGGCAGTAGCGCCGCCGTCCTCGGCCCAATTGATGCCCACTCTCTTCGATGACACGGAAAGTGGGGGGTGAACACCGAGGTATGAACGACCACCGTCTTCTGAGTGTTCTGTGATCGCCCTGATGTTATTGCGATTCTCCCAGGCTTGCTTCTGAGTAGTACCGGGCTTTCCCAGAACTCGAAGTTTGGTGTTCTTACCCGTACCGACCTGTTCCACATTCAGAGGGTGGACCATGTAACCCTCTTCCTGCAGAATGGCGAGCGCAGTATTGAACTTGGTGGCGGAAATCCCAACATTCGCGCCGTTGATCGGAAGACTACGCTCTACCTGAGCTCCAACATCGATCCAACCCTTCTCTTCGACCTGACGTCGAAGCATGTCGGACGTAGCCAACAGAATGTCAGCCTTATCCGCAGCACCAGGAGCAAGCCATCCTCGGACAGTGGATTCGTTCACTCCCATCTGACGAGCGATAGCCGAAGTAGACATCGCCTTATCGCGAAGCTTTTGTGCTGTACGAATCTTCTCCTGACGCTGCTGATTACCAGCGATGGACTTGAGCGCACGAAGCTGGTTGATCGTCATCCCGTAACCGTCAGCGATTTCCTTCTCTGACATCTTGTCGTTCTTCTCGTGATCACGAACGATCTGAAGAAACGACGCGTTACGAGCAGACTGAGTTCCACCAGAACCCCAAGGGTATCGACCGGACTTGCGAAGGATGCCGTAATGGGCCAAGAACTCTTCTTCGGTAACGTGCCGAATCACGACGCCTCCTCTCTCTTTAGCTGATTGATGCGATGGTCGAAAATGATGATCTTCTTGGCGATGGCCATGATGTCGGAAGGTTCGGCATCATAGATACGAACTTCATCGCCTTGGTAGATGCGAAGCTCAATCTCGATCTCATACGGGTCCACGTCGTACTCAAGAGAGAAAAGAGCTGCGTACACCTCGAGCTGATGTTCCGAAGTCGGACTATCACCGGTCTTGAGATCGAAGATACGAAGAGTGTTGCGCTCAAACGAAATCGCATCTGCGGTCCCAAAGGCATTGTCCGAATAGAACAAGACGACTTCAGCACTCATCTTGTGGTCGATACAGTCGTTGATGTAACGACTGAGGAGATCGTCGCCCTCTTGACGAATCTGGTTTGTGATGGCATTCGCAGCGAACGCATGAAGCTCAGTCCCCATCTTGGTACGTTGCCACGTGTACCAACTACGCGTCAGTCTCTCTGGATCGTAGTTGATCCAGTGATACTTGCTAGGACTGAGAAATGCATGTTCGCCCGCAATCCTCAAATGCCGCTTGAAGTTCATCCAGAACGTCTCCTTCGTTCTCGGGGCAGATGAACGCAGCGAACGACATGTGATCGAGCTGCTGGACAAAATACTTCTGGTTTGGCCGACGTGCTGCACTTGCCTCCGGCTTCACCTCGAGCATTGCCCAACATGGGCCGTACAGGATGGTCCAGTCCGGAACACCCTGGTGGTAAGCTGAGTCGTTCTTGAGAATGACACAGCCTGGGAACTTCTTCTTCAGTCTGCGCATCAGACTGGCTTTGTATTTCGCTTCCGGAGTCACATAAAATCCTCCTTAGGCAAAAAGAAAATGGGTGTCTCCTATTAGAATGCATGTTTTGAGCGCGAATCAATGTCTATTTAGAGACACTCGAATTCTTGGTACACAGGCCATACGTAAGTACGGTATCCGATCGACTGAACGAGATCCCACTCGAGCACGCCGTACCACTTCGCGCACTCACGAGAATCAGCAAACACCTCCCCCGTCTTGGTGTTCTTGATCTGTCGATTGAGAATGACACCCACGTCATCCACACCGAATTGCCTCTTGTACCGAACAGCAAACCAACGCGGACGCCACGTCAAATTGTTGGCACGAACATTCCACGGATCACCATCGAGACACACAGGAGTGTCGAACTCCTCAGTGCCACCCGGAACGAATGCCTCAGCCACGAGCAGCGGCACCGAACGCCTGAATTGAGTCCCGCAATACATCATCCCAACGGTGAGAAGATCGTACTGGTTCATGCTCAAACGCATGATACGACCGGTTTGATCGTTTCTCACCCTCCCCTGATCGCTGACACTGTACCGAGGGAAGTCGGGAATCACCTTCCAAGTCTCCATTTTTCTCCTTTTAGGCCTTGGGCAAGACAGTTGCCTTGCGGTCATCTCAGCCTTGTAGAGGTGTGACACTTCCTTGAGTTAGGATCTTTTATAGCACGGGGTACGTAATATCTATATATGACTCTCCCGCGATCAGAAAAGAAAATAACTCGTAGAGGTGTCACAACCCCTGAATCGGATGTCGGCTCTCTTGAAACGACTTTTTCCCTGCTAATGAGCGGAAAATGGCCGTATCAATCCATGCTCTCGACCTGAGGCAGTAGTAGAAGAGATCCGAAAACTGGGTGTTCATGCGATCGATCCGTCCATGCGCCTGTTCCCAGTTCTTATAGCTGTATGTGAGGCTGTAGAAGGCGATTGCGTTAGTACTGACACAATTCCAGCCCTCAGATCCAGCTACGTACTGCACCAGATAGACCCATTTGTCAGAGGCGGGGGGTTCTTCGTGCTTATGCCCATTCCACTCAGACAGCGGAATCTCATTTTGAAGCGTTCTAAGGGCCTCCAACTCGTAATTGAAGGAATAGAACACGATGAGTCGTGGATGGCGCTTAGAAAGGCTCCTAATGGCCTCTAAACGGCTGGGATCACTGTTCACTACACGCCGCATGCAGTAGTACATCTCAGATGCATCCAGAATGGGGCGATTTTCCAGATCGTTCCACCTTTCCTTGACGATCCGGTCGTACATCTCCTTGTCGTAGTTGACGACTACCGTCTCGTTATGCCTGGTGGTCGCCCTCTCGACCTTCAGCTCCACCAGGATCTTCTGTCTGAGACTCATCAACTTCGACGTTCCAACGTAGTGCGAAATCACTGGATACCGTCGAAACGGCTTGTACACTATGTGATCCCTCGAAAACGCCGTACGGTTTTTGAAGAATCCATTTGCCACGAACACAGGGATGTAGTCCGACCATGTGTCGCCTGGGGTCGCTGACAGCATGATCCAGTCGTTGTTCTTCGCGATCTCGAGGAAGCTCTTTACCCATTCGCCTCTGCCCACCAGTCTCTGTTCATCGAATACGAAGAACGCGCCCTCTACGTCCTTGTACTTGCCGATGTTGTTCCAGCTGTCAACGGTCAGAACACCAGCGACTGTCGCGTCTTCTGACATTCCGATACCAAACCCAGCTGCCTCTTCGTGCCATTGATGAGAGTCCCTGACCTTGGCTGTGGTAACGACGTAGATGTCTTTCGGATCTTGGCGCCACATATAGTAGGCCAGAGCGACTCTTGTTTTGCCTGCTCCCACACCTCCCCAGAGAATGCAACCCGGGCGAATCCGATCCAGTGCGTCCTCTTGATGAGGACTCAGTTCCGGCGGCAATATCCACCTCCTCCTTGGATGAGAGAATGGTCATGAGTTTGGTCACCGTAATGTCCATAGTCACGGTCAAAAGTATACGGATCATACCCGTACGGACACGGCTCATCTCCACACACCGTGCACTTTGCTGCCGGACAGGACTTGAAGCAGCCACACCGGAAGCAGTGAACCCAGTTCATCGCCTCGGCCCATGACACCTCCGGCAGTATGTCCATGACCCTCGCAGACCACACTTCGGGCACTTCTTCTTGCGCAGCCACTCAGGCTTGACGAGCTTGACACGCGGCATTGCCCTCCAATGTCTGAAAAAGAGAGTAAGAGTAAAAGTGGGGGGCCACCCGGCGTCCTCTCAGAGAACCGGATGACCCCCCTGGGTCCACAACCTCTCACTGTTGTGAGTGGTTATGACCTCCCTTGAGACCCCTCCCAAGGAAGCTTGGTACTACGAAGTTGCGGCCTTCTCCTCCGCCCGGAGCTTCTCGACGGCCTCGTCGACGGACTGACGGTCGCTGGTGGCCGGTTCGAAAGCGTTCTTGAACGCCTGATCGGTGTAGACCTTGTACCCGTGGAACTCCGAGTACAGGACCCAGTCGCCGACGAACGCGCGAGTGTGACGGGTCTTCTGAGGATCGATGACTCGCACCTTGATGAACTTGTTCGGGGACTTGAGGATGTCGTTCAGTCCCTGGTTCACCTTGCCGTTACCGGCCACGATCCCGCCAGTGCACCAGGATGCAACAGCGGTGAAGTTCTCCTCCGTGACACGAACCGCGTCGACATAGGAGGGCTTGCGCTTGTACTTGGTGATCTCCATGTCCCTCAGTATTGGTCGTCGTTGACGTACTTGAACTTCCGTCCGATCCAGAAACCGAACGCGAAACTGATGGCGCTGAGAAGCCATCCCACGATGAGGAGTCCCATCACTCTCCGATCGGTCCCTCCTCGACTCCGTATTCGGCCTCGAGCGGGTCCTCCTCCATCGTGATGTACATCGTCTTGACGTACGCCTTGATGCCGGACTTGCCGCCGATGTCCCAGAAGTGCGGACGCACGATGAGGTCGACGTTGGTCATGGTGATCCAGTCGAGCTGCGAGACGTTCTTCTCGTGGATCTGCGTGCGCGTCGTCGAAGTGATCAGCATGACACGCGGGGGGAAGACGTCGAACCGGATCGCCACCGGGAGGTACCACGTGACTCCGTCCTCCTCGTAGCCCTCACGGGGGTCGAGCTTTTTGACCGGCCAGCCGTCACGGGTCAAGATCTCCGCCATCTCCTCGTCGATGACGACGGCGAAGTTGCGGTCGCCCTCCTTGTTGTACTTCCCCTCCTCTCCCCGGAAGTTGCGGAAGATGATGCGGACCCCTCGCATGAGGATGGTATTGTCCTGCTGCGGCAACTAGATCACTCCTTAGTGAATTGCGCGATTGAGGTTTCTGCGTCGTTCTTCAGTTTCTCGAAGTACGACATGTCGATCTGCAGGTTCTCCATGTCCTTTGCGATCTCCGCATCGATCCACAGATGCCCTGCGGTTCCAGCGACCTTGTAGTACTTGTCCTCGTTCAGGCGATACAGTACGCCACCGCCTTCGAGAACAGGTACAAAAAGCCCAGTACGGCCAAGATGGCGCATGCGCCGGAAATCAGGACTATTGTCAGTAGTCCCCTCCATGTCGAGATACATGGTGCCCTTCGTGACATTCTTCTTTTCGCAGAAGTCACGGAACACGAGCTCCTCTCCGGAAAACAACGTCTTGAACACGTAGGGATGCTGGAACTGCGCGCCTACTGCTGTCCACTCCTCACCCTTTCGAGCAACGAACACTGCGTCGTTGGTCAGGATGAACTCGTCGTACGTGACCTCATGCTCGAAGTCATAGCCGTACTTGGCTCCGTATTCGATGATGAACTTGATGACGTCCTCATCAGCATCCGGAATCTTGACCGAGTCGGTCTTGATGTGGACAACCTGGTGACCGCCCTTCTGCAACTGGTGCTTCAGGTCGATCATAAACAACGCTCCTCGCTTAGCGACGATGTTGTCCTTGTTGCGAATGTCCCGGAACGGATTGTCGAACGAAGCTGATGTCAGCCCGTAGACAGTGTTGATGGCGATCTTCAGCGCGTAGGCCAAAGCATCCGCATGCTCTTCGTTTCGAAGGTGGGGCTCGAGCCGACCATCGAACATCTTACGAGCAGAATCGAAATCCCGACGCTTGACGAGAACACGCGCACGCATGAGATCGCTGAATGTCCCGGTGTAGGGCCCAAAAAGATTGAGGTGTACGATGCTCGCCGGGTGCATGCTCGCAATGTCCAAGACCGCAACGTTGCTGTAAGCTCCAGGCTCGCTATAGACGTACCCTCCTTCTCCGGGATCCTCCCCACGATAAGAACTCTTCCCGAAGTCATAGGCATACCCGGGAAACTCCTTGCTGAGATCGGTGTACACGAACTTCTTCTGCGGGAACTTGTCATCCCCGAAGATGATCTTGGCCGTGTGTCGCTGTGTTGTGTCGTTGACGGTCAAGCCACTGAGCTCGGCCAGAATCTGGCGAGCAATGAAATCACCCTTGCGATCCTCGAAGACCGCTTCCGTCGCGATAACGTCGTTCACGCAGTACTCGACCACGCGATCCCAATCCTTCTCGTCGACCGGCTTATCCCATGGCAAGTCCAGCTCCATGTGATGGATACCCAAGTCGATCTCGAACTGCTTGAGACCTTGCCTCTTCGTGCTGAAGTCCCAGATGTCCGCATACGACAAGCTGTACGCAGCAGCGTATGGAGCATTCTTGTTGTTCTCCACCGCCAACTTCTGGCTCAGCCGATAGAGCTCCTCGAGCGTCTTCCCCATCGAGGCGGCATACAGGATGTGGTTGTCGTAGCGGCGGTTGTAGAAACCCACCAGCTTCAACTTGAACAGCTCACTGACCTCATGAGCTGACGGATTCACCATCCTGACAACTTCGTCGCCACCCTGATACTTCCAGCAGATGACGAAGAGATTGGGATACACCTCCACGTCAAAGAAGACGAGACGATCGTCCGACTCGACATCCACGGACTCGATCTCAGAATCCGAAGCCCACTTCATCGTCTGCACCGTATCCAGACACGTCTGGGCCTGGTGCGTCGAGTTCACTGCGAACGTCACGATCTTGTGCCTCATGTCCGTGACGTCGTACTTCATCCCAGAATCGTACGCTTCCTCGAGGATGTGGTGAATGAAGTCCACCGAAGGCTTCGTGCCCGGATGGATTTCCTTCCTCAGGTTCCTCTCGATGAGGTCGCGCAGACCTTTCTCGCTCTTGATTGTCTTCTCTTGGAGAACCTTTGCCTCCTTCTGCTTCATCGGCAAGCCAGATGAAATGTGTCCAATCTCGATGTTGTTGCATCGCAATAGCTTTCGCCGAAGTGAACTACCACCCTGATAGACCTTTACTTCAATGCCAGGGGCAAACTCCTGAGCCAGAGAATTGACATCTCCATCGTAGTAGTAATGGAGATGAACACCGTTACCCGACCTACTAAGCTCAGCGTAAGTGGGAGGCCAAGCTGACGCTGCTTCGAGATTCCTCTCAAGAGCTTTATGTCCGTTCAAGTCCTTGAGATCGAAATCGATGCAGATGAGATTTTCTGGGACTTTTACCCAGTGGAGTTCTCGCGTGTCAATATCTGAAAGTGTGGATCGAACGTTCGCCCACTTCTTAGCAGGCATCTCGTCTTCTCCTGCCAGCTGCGCAGGATACGGAGCGAGAACGTCGTCCAACAGAGATGTTGTCTCTTCCATCACCAGCGAGAACACCTTCTTGTCCTCCTTGACCGGGACCTTGAATTTGTCAGCATTGAAGCCCCGGTACACACTACGGACCTGCTGATCGTCGACGCGATCACGATCCTTGAACTCGTCGAAGTAGTTGCGCAACTCCTCGCGCATCTTGTACATCGGCAGAGGACGATCGATTCCCGTCTCCTCGCAGAACTGCTTGTACCAGGGGTAAGCCTGAGACAAATATGTAAAGTCCTGCTTCTTGAAGACGTCGTAATACGCCTCGATGAAGTTGAAGAAGATGTCCGTCTGCAACATCATCTCGAACGGCCGGTATCCATTGTAGAAATTGCGACCCAATGTCTGATAGACATTCAGGCAGTGATCCGCAATCGCTCCAAGCTCAAACTCGATCCGACCCATCAACGTGTGATAGTGGTTCGTCGGAATTGTCACACCGGTAGGGTGAATATCAACGAGCCTGCGGATGATGCCCGACTTTGCGTCGGAGATCTTCACGGGCTGATTGGTGCCCATGAACAGCAAGGCATTCACGCGTGCGGTGTATCCGGACTTGTACTTCTCGTTGATGATCATGTCCTCGTGGGAGATGATCGAGTTCAACCGAGTGTTGTCCTCGATACGCGAAAGGTCCCCGTCGTGCTGAATCGCCACGAGGGGGTTGTTCTTGAACGCTTCGGTAGCGAACGTGCTGTCCGTGCGCCCCAGAGCCTTTCCATCGAAAACCGTGGTGTACCCATCGAACAGTCGGCTGATGATGTTCAGGATAGTGGACTTCCCGGTCCCACCAGAACCATAGAAGACAAAGAACTTCTGGATCTTCTTTGAGTCTCCCGAGATGATGGAGCCGATAGCCCACTCGATCTTCTCCCGTTCCGACGGTGAGTACAACGTGCTGACCAGTTCGTCCCACGCAGAAATGTCTCCGGGGGAAATGGCGTAAGGAAGGCGACGGCTGACGTAGTCGCTTTTCTTCACTTCGGTGTTCGAGAACACGATCTTCGAGTTCAGCGCGTGATACGTATCCTCGACAGCCTTCAGGTAATTCTTGAACTTGATCCAAGAACCACTGTTGAAGCTGTTCATGAAATTGATGGAACACGGAGCTTCTGCCTTGATAGACAGCTCCTTCGCGAACGCTTCAAGCTCCGCGTCCACCAGTCTGGCGACATCGTATTCATCCTGCGACCAGAGGCCAGTCTCTTCATCCCAGATGGCGTAGAAGGACTTCCCTCGAACCATGAGGTCCTTGGAATGACGGACGATGAAATCCGGAAATACGATGATCTCCTTGTCCTGCTTCTTCGTTCCGATCCTATAGAAGTCCACTTCACCCCCTTACATGAGATGTTGTTCGCTGAGCCAGTTGTGCATCTGGTACCAGATCTCGACCTTCCTTTGATCCTCGTTCGGCCAGGCGAGTGGGAAGAACCCACCTGTGCCGTCCGGCTCGTACTGACGCCAGACGAGTTTCTCAAGAATATCGTCGATCTCCTCCCGCTGTTGCGGGGTCAGTCGCCCTCTGTACTTGTCCAGACCGAGATGTTCGAACAGCATCCACGCCGCTTGAAGCGAGCCCATGCTGTTCTGGAAATCGATCCGACGAGAGAGAGCGACCAGTACCTCGAGTACGGAGACATGCACCAACCGTAGAGCATCGGAAGGCGCATCCTGTCCTGTCTCGTACAGAAACTCCAGACGGAGATCCATACCGTCCTGCAGTCGATTGTCATCGTTGGCAACGAACCACACGAACTCCTTCTGGTGGAGTTTGGTGCAGACGGGATGAATATCATCCACTGTCTCGTCGCCGATCTGCAGGATCAACCACTCGAGGTACTGGTGCCGAATGGCACTACCCGTCGTCATCGAAACGACGACGCCTTCTCGGAATGGCCGAATGCTCTATCTCCGGCTCCTCCTCCAATCCGAGAATCTCCTTCGCATAGTGACCCTTGTGCCTCAGGATCTCCATGTCCTGCTGCAGACGGTCGTTGCGGATGTAGACGACGTTCGGATCGTTGGATCCGTACCCGAACTTCGTCACATTGTCAAGGCCGACAACTGCGTCGACGTTGCTGATCCGCTCGTCCGCCTCATCGATGAGGACATCGTCCCCTTCGAAGTATGTCATCGTGACCTGATGACTGTAGCTGTCACCCGCCATGAACTCTTCCTGGTGGATGATGTACGGTGCTTCCTTCGTCCGATTGGCCACTTCTCGGTCGTGATCCCACGAAGGAAAGACGGGAAACGCGGTGACAACTTCTTCCGGCTCCTCGTCTTCCTCCGCGTACCGATTCGCTTCGACGATTGCGTCCGCCTCGGCGATGTCCTTCTCGATTGCGATTCGCTTGGCGATCTCGTCCAGAGACGGCTTGCGCTGCTCCGCCATCTCCTTCTGCCGCTCGAGGAGATCCATCTCCTTCATGCGGTAGTGATCCTTGATCTGCTCGATCTCGTCATCAGCGATCTGAGCGTACTTCGTCTTGAACTTCTGCTCGCAGGCGAAGTACATCCCGACACAGCCGATGCCAAACCCGACGAACCCACCAAGGAACAGAAGGTCGATCTCGTGCTTGGTCATCCGCGATGCCACCCGGCCTTGTCCTGGTTCCTCTCGTCGAGAAGCTCGTAGATGAGCCCGTCGACATTGAAGTCCAGGAGAATCGCTCCTTCGAGGCCGTTGACGAAGTCACGAGCCTTCTCGTTGTTCGCGTCGTAGATCCCGAAGTCGATGTAGTTGTCACCGTTTCCGAGATACCACCCGACGACGCATCCCGCCTTCGTCTGTTCCATGCCGAGAGACTTGTAGACCTCGTTGAGGAACACATAGCCTCTTGACTGCAGGATGTGGTTGTGGTACTGCTGCTGGCACTTGATGAAGTACAAGTTGTACTCCGCGTCGCGATTCCACTCCGACGACGTCTCGTCGAAGAACTTCGCGTAGACCGAAGGCGAATCGGGGGCAACCCGCACGACCTTCTTGTTCCGTCCGGACTCGTCGTCCTGGATGGTGACCGTGTGCGTCCCGTAACGGAACTCCTGGTCATCCGCTTCGCCGTACTTCGCGCGAACACGGGATCGGTAATCCTTGAATCCCTTGTCCAGTGCCACGAATGCGGCGGTGATTGCAGCGTTCCTCTGTTCGAGGAGGTTGTGCGACTTGGTCAGACAGCCGATGCCCGAGACGCCGAGAACGATGGCGGGGGCGTAGAGCTTGGTAAGGCTGACAGCGGTACGCGCGTAGACGACCGCCTTGTCCTCTTGGCGATCCGTCTCGCTGTACTCACGATGTTCAAGCGTGTTGATCCGCTTGAGATCGTTCTGCGCGGTCTCGAGGACCTCGTCGACCTTCAGTGTGGCACGGCAGGCGAGAACGGTGCTCCCCACCATGCTGACGACACCCACGCCGAAAAGGATCTTTGGCGAATCCTTCTCCAGCTTGAGCATCTGAAGACCCAGCTTTTGACTGAGTCCGTTTGGGATGAGCTTCATCGCCTCTCCGGTTTCAGTTGAAGTTGCTTTTGCATGTCCGTCTGACCCTCTTCGAGGGCTTTCTCGATCTTCGCCATATAAATGGCGTAGACCTGATCATCGCTCATGGCCTCTACCCGAGCTGCCCATTTCTCTCCCGGGTAGAAGCCACGAACGATCTCCCTGCGCGTGTTGTTGTCCATCAACCCAGAGGCGCAGGCTCAGGCAGATCAAGGAGATAGCCGTCACGGACACGCCGTGCGTTGGCTCCGCGCAGATCTGTCCAACCCCACTTCTGGTCGGTATGCGCGCTACGGATATCCGTGAGCTCGTAAAGATCGGCAACCGACACGCTGTCGTATCGCTGGAGCAGATCGAACATCCTCTCGATGACCTCTTCGGCCTCGACACGTGACGTCAACACGATCTCGTCGAAGTCATGCCGAGCGCGAGCCCTACGGCTCAGAGCCGGAGGCGGCCGATCGCTAGGGCGGTTCATCGCGTTGTAAGCGATGTGCCCCATCGGGTTGGTTCGCGAACTGCTCGATCGACGGAGGGACTCACCGTAAACGAGACGCTCGATACCCTGAGCGCCTGCCTGAACGATCATGTCCTTTGCGGCCGGGATGAGAACGTGGAACACCACGTACGACGCGGTCCCCTTCATGTCCTCTCCGAAGAACGTGTCGTGGAACCGCTTGCCAAGAGACTTCTTGCGCCTCTTGACCTCACCGGTGACGACCGCCTCGACCTTCTTGTCCTCTTGCGCCTCGGGCTCAGGCTGCATCTTTGCCCGAACGCTGTTGGGCGGGAATTCACTCATGAAATATGTCTCCTGATAGACAAAAAGAAAAACTAAGAATCCGTGTGGATTCTTAGCTTGGACGTACTACTTGGTGTCCTTCGTGCGGTTGCGGTACGCGACGATGCGGCTGGCGACGGTCTCGACGGCGGGGTCGGTGAAGCGACGTGCCTTCTTGGCAACAACCTTACCGATAACGAACGATCCGACCTGATTCGCGATGGAATCGGAGTCGAAGTCGGTGTGGTTCTCGATCTGGGTGCTGACAGCGGCACTGACGTTCAGGGCGACGGTCATCTCGACGGCCTTCTTGGCGATCTCGGTGTACGACATGGCAGAAGTGCTCCTTAGTTAGTGGGGTCTCATTATATGAGGTGTAAATTTCGCGAGCCGTGAGCCTACTCATCCCTCCGCTCGCTCTCTACGGGCGCCATCACCAAGGACGGGCTGGTCTTTCGTAGAGTCCTTGAGACCCCTCCCAAGGCTAAGTTCTGATCTCGTACCCGTCCTTCACCTTGGCGAGAAGCTCGTCGGCGTCCATCGCCTCTGCTTCCGCCTTGGTGATGACCTTGTCCGGCAAGCCCTGAACGGGCGTGGTCTCCGCCGTGTGCCGAACCTTCTGAGGATCGGCAGGTGTGGCTGCCTCAAACTGATCGAGGCCCTCCGGCATGAGCGCGTTGAAGAACTGCGCAGCCGTCTCCTCGTTCCTGACGAGCTCGAGGAGAAGCACGGAGAACGCGTTCGACTGCAGGAACTCGTTCTGGATCTCCTGGTTGTGGATGAACTGCTTCCCGTTCGGCGAGACCTTGCCGATCGAGCGCGTGACGAGGTTCTTGAAGAAGCTCCACACCTCCGCGCCGTCCTGCGTCTCGCGAATACGCTGAAGCTGTGCCTCGACTCCGCCAGGAGTCTCCGCCTCCATCTCGAGGAGATCGGCGGGCGAAAGATGGAACGCGAACGGGTCAGTGACCGTGTTCCCGTTGAAATCCTTGTAAGTGATGTCCTTCTTGATCACTACTTGTTCTCCTTGATCTGGAAGACGCAGAACTTCTTGGTGGTCTTCGGAGGGTTTTCCATGAAACGGACTTCACCGATGTCCCATCCACGGTAAGCCTTCATGTCAGGCCCAGCAGCCTGACGACGAGCGAGAAGCTCGGACTGAGCCTCCCACTCGTCATCCGTGAACAGAACGTAGTTCCGTTCGGGTGTGGCCACTAAGAGGTCGCCTCCTCCTTCGCGGCCTCGTAGCCGCTGCTGATGACCTCGGACACCGAGCTGCCCTTGTAGCCGAGGTAGTACTTGACGCCGACGCCGATGACGACCGCCGCGGCGCTGATGCGGAGGTACTTGGTCGGGATGTGGACGTGGAACTTGAGCACGTTGTCCGGCGTCTTCTCGGTCCCGATCTCGATGCCGTCGAACGACCCGTTCGAGTTGATCTCCTCGGCGGTGCTGTCGATGGCCTTCTTGTCGGCCAGGGACTCGTTGTGCATGACTGCTCCTTCTTGGATTGAATGACGCGAATGAAGTGCTGGTAGGGGTAATCACCGTTCGCCCAGACATATCTTCTACTATATTGAAGATAGAGATCTGGCCACCCTAAGACGGTTCACCAGCATAGCCGGGATTTCTTCCACAGGCTCCCGGCTGGGCGGGCCTGCTAGCGGGGCGGAGTCCGGCCCTGGAAGTTCAGTACAGCTTGTCGTATCCCGTGACCGGTCCGACCGTGAAGTCGAGCACGATGCAGGGACGGTCGTCGGTCGACATCTGTGTGGAGAAGTTGACCTCGAGAAGGCTGTTGCTATTCCAGCCCACCTCGTTGCTATGACGTGTCGGAGGCAATCCGATCTGGTCGTAGAAGAAGCTCAAACTACAGCTCATGTGGTGAACCAACTCGTAGTTCACCTTGTTCTCGGCCTTCTTGATTGCCTCCACGGAGCTCTCGAAATATCGCCCCGAGATGTTGTCATAGCAGAGCACGTCACCAGACCCTGCGATGATCACTTGCTTGTTCTGGACCGGATCGTTCTGAAGCCGGTCTGCTGCGATATCGTCGCGGATCTTCTGCTCGCGATTCTCGCCGAGCTTCTCCACGACCTTCGCCTTGTATTCCAGAAGAGTCCTCTCGGACACTCCGTAGGCGGCTGCCAGTGCAGCGGCCTTCTGTGCGTCGAGACGATTCGCCGTGATGATGCTGGCGATCGTGAGCACTCCTACTCCGACCGGTGGAATATAGAGCGGCCAGACCATCTTTGTCGCAGTCTGAACATCCAGCTTGACGTACTCGAAGTCAGTCTCCTCACGGAGACGGTACTCCTCTTCGGTGATCAGCTGAGCGGCCTTGTACGACGCCCGGCCCGTGAGAACAGCTGTTGTCACGGTTCCAACGACGCCAACCGCCGTGAGCAGGACTGACCTGTTCTCGTGCGCGAGACGGCTGGCGCTCCTGAATGTGTTACCGATGTCCACGTCGGTACCTGTCCACTTTCTCTTCGAAACGACGCGCGTGCTTCTCATCGATGTGGTCATACACCTTCTGGCAACCGAACCAGACGCCCGCAAAGAAGAGAAGCATGCACACGAAATATGCAGCGAACTGGAGCCAGTGCATTACTTCCGCACCAGCGTGATGCGCTTCGTGACTCCCATGAACGTCATGGTGAAGCGAAGCTTGTTGTTACGACGGACGAACGTCTTGTACTTGTTCTCGGACGCGAATATCGCGAATCGAAGAGCCTCGCGATCTGCCTTCGAGACGATGATGCTACCGGTGCTCGAGAACGAGCCCTTCCAGTACAGCAGCTTGTCACCATCCACGTTCATGTAGATGGTGATGACGTTGGCACGAGGATCAACAGTCGCCGAAACGAAACCATCGGTCGTGTGCCAGTTGCTCGGCCTCGCCTGTGCTAAAGCGGGGATGAACAGGAGAATTGCAGCTGTCGCAGCCGCAACCTTACGGGAGGACAACATACGTCTCCTTGTCTGAGGTTCGAGTGATGAGCTTGTACACGGTTGCGCACAAGAAAGAAACCCCGATAACAATCAGGGTGTTGTCTACGATGTGGTCAACAGCATCTTCGTTGATGTCGATGTTGACCTCGTGAGTTACTCGGACTTCGTCCGGGACGAACCTCCCCATTACTTCAGGGAGGCGCGCTCACGACGAGCGACTTCCTTGACCCAGGCACGAGAGCGCATTCCCTCGTGGTGGGTACGGAGTAGCTTGTTGATACCGCCCAGCACCAGCGACGCGGCGATCAGCGCACCGATGGGATTCCTCTCGGCCTCGGCCTGGAGGTTCTTCAGAAACTGGTCCATCGAGTACTCCTTGGGTTGTAGGACAAAAAGAAAATGAGAAGGTCTGCAAGGAGCGTCGAACTCTTGCAGAAGCCGTTGAATCTAATCAACTACATTCGTGTCAGACTGCTTCCTTCTCATTACAATGTATGTATTTTTCGCGAACAGAAAAACTGAAACCACGTGTGTGGTCTCAGCTTGATTACTTCATGCCCTTCTTGGATGCCTCGGAAATGATGTTCATGATCCGGTAGTGGCGCTCGAGTTCAGCGGCCTCGATCTGCGCGGCGTTGCGGCGAAGATGGAGGTTGCGCTTGGTCTCGCGGTACTGGCGACGGATGGCGTTCTTCATTTTGAATCTCCTGGAATGGTGTGGGGTCTCATTACAAGGCATGTATTTTTCGCGAACTACCGTCGACGAACTCGAACTGCTCGACGTCCCCACTGTCGCGCTGACCAGCAAGACGGGACCCAGAAGTCGAGCCGGGTCCTGCCGTCTGTGTGATCTCGCACCACCCAATGACGGCGCCCAGTGGGGCTGCGATTCACCAGGATATGCGTACCGATCGGGTACATCTCCGAGGCGACGGATCCAGCGTGAACTCGCTCTCCGTTTGCCATCGTTCCACCGAGACAGTAGGCGGTGGAGAATATGGTGATGATCTGCTTCACGAGAAGCATGGGGGTCTCCTTTCGGAAAAAGGAAAACCCGTGTGGGTTCTCCT